CGAAATCGGGTTCTATAGCATATGTTAACTGATAAGTTACATCGACTACATTTGGTGTTTTAGGGATTAATGATATATCTGATGCTGAAAACATCATTTTATATTGGTTATCCTCAATCAGTAATTTTTCTACAATACCGAATTTTTCCTGGTATTGAATATCCACATTTGTATCTAAAATGTTTAATAATTTTAATAATGGGGCAGTTTCGAATATACCAAATTCAGCATTAGGTAATTCAATTGGTAATGTAATTTTACCCACTACATCACGATTAGTAGTAGAGAATGGAATTACTAATACATTATTTTTAATGTTGAACTTAACTGCTTCAGTTAGTCCATTTAGATAATATTTTTCAATACTATCCACTAATTTACGTTTATCGATCATAACCTTAATTTAATAAAGAAATTTAATTTAGCTTTAAAAGCATGCCAATTCCCATATAAGCATTTGGACGCATAGAACCTTCATGTACGTTTCCACCTACTTGTAATTGAAGTAAATTATCATTTAAGTTTTTACGAACAATTGATAATCCAAATGACTGGAAGGGTTGTATAAAGTTTGTAGTCATATGTGGGCCCATATACCATTGTACTGTTTTTGGACGATATACTTCTACAATTCGTTCCTTAACTTTTGGTTTTACATCAGCAATCCATCTCCTACTTACTAAACGATTATGAGAGATTGTATCTGTAATTATAACACTACCAATACCATCTTCTAATGTTAGTACTTCCTTATGTGCGTTTTTTGGATAATATTGTTGCAAAATAGCAACTGTATCTAATGCTGTAGGAGCAGTTGGAACATTTACTAACTTATATTCAATTTGCTTTACAATCTGAGGTTTTGACTTTTTAATTTTTATTTGTGGAACATATTTAATTTGAGTAACTTCAATTTTTTGAGGTACAGGTAAAGGAATTACTTTAGATACAGTAGCAACGCCATTTTTATATGTTTTAACAATAATAAATTTCTGTTTTTGACCGAATGCTGACACTCCCATCAACATTAGTAATAATATGTATAACTTTTTCATCATATATAAATATATATTTTTTAATCAAAAGTGAAGAATTTGTTAAAATTAGCATTAAAGATAGGCATCCCCCACCCAATATCAGAATATAGTCCTTCAATTTTATTTTTCATTACTGAATCAAATAGTAGTCCTCTATTAATGTACTTTTCAATAAATTCAATAATTTGTGGAGGATCATTATAGCCATTAAATCCGATACAATCAATTTTAAATGGATTATCTTTTAAATATGCAATTAGCATTTTATCACCAATTTGGAATTTAGAGTATTGTTTATCTAATCCTTTAAATTGTAGTAAGTCATTGTAGCGGATAGCGGCTTTAGTATTGATTGGACATTTTAATCGTAGTTTACTAAATATTTCACCGTTTCTAGGACGTGAATCAATATATGATCCTAATTGCTTTAATCCAGTTGGTTTTAGTAATTGACGCCAATCAATTGTATTTACTTTAGTTTTAAATTCAAGTATTTGTTTATCGATATCTTGTTTTTGTTTACCAAACATGATTTGGTTTAGAATCGACTCGCCAAATTCACGGAATAATGGTGGAAAGTTAGACTTCATCAAATCCAATCCTTTCATGTCTAGCTCTTCAACTGTAACACCTTCCTTATTTACAATATACATTGCGTAACGACGTTTACCTGAGAAATAGCCCCGTTCGATTACTACCTCTTGTTTTAATTCAAAATAGTGAGGTCGATCATGTAGATTAAATAAATCAACAATTAGTGTATCTAAATGTTTATTTGCTAATGATTGTATTTCGGTTGCAAGCTCTAACGTAGCAGCAATACAAGCAGCTTTATCAGTTAAATCAACACCTTCAGCTCGTAATAAATCCTTAACATGAATAAATAATGAATCGGTATCTGAAGTTATAATATAATCTTTATTATTTGTACCTAATCGCTCATTCATTATTTTATTACAGAATATAATCGATTCTTGAGTTAATCGTTGTCCTGTTAATGTAATGGCTTTAGATATCATCTTATGTCCATCAGTATAGCGCCACGAGTTCAGAGCAAATACACCATACACGTCATTTAACTTAATTTTATATGCATGTTGGCGTCGGTTATAGAACTCGCCCATAGCAGTATCACCTGCTTTGTATGCTTTTTTCATTAGGTTCTTATACTCAACACGTTTATTAAACCAGTCAGTTAAGATTTCACACACGACTGATTGTTTATTTTTATCGAATATAACACCGGGAGCCGATATAATTAAGTTATTATTTTTAACAAAATTATACATTATACCTGCTGTTGTTTGTGTTTCTTTTATTGTTTTATCTGGTAGTAATTTTTCAACAATAACTGGGGTGTTAGGATCCATACCCTTTAATTCATCTAAGGACCACTGATTATCAGTTTTATGTTTATTTTGGATACGACCTACTAATGTTTCAATACCAATATTTAAAGAACGAATAATTGATGGATATAGCGATGTAAAGTCTAAGTCAATTACCCACTCGTATAATCCTGGTTCAGGTTCTTTTAAATAACCACCTGCATATTCAGATAATTCAATAATTCTATCATATTCTTTTTTAGCCTCTTCTTTTTTATCACTATTCTGATAGTTAAATTCAGCTTTTTTACGTGATAAACCAGCTAGTTGTTTATTTGATGTTGTAGGTTTATTAGGTGATGCAATATTTTTACGTTTTAAATAAGTTAAAATAGCACCATCATTTAAAGTGGTTGAAAAATATATAGTTTTATAAGTTGTATGGCATAAATGACATACTGTAACTGTTAGATCAATAAATTTTAATTTTTCCTCTAATTTAACTAAAATTTCAACGTCACGAATATTATATTCGATAAATTTCTGTACGTCTTCCTTAAATAATTTATCTAATGAACCATAATACTCAATTTTACCTAACTTAACATACTTAGTTCCAATATTACCTAATGCGTATGATGGTTCTTGTTTAGTTACATATTTTTTAAATAGTAACATATAATCTAAATGATTAATTCCTCCTATTTGGATTGGACATTCATCACTTTCATCATCTATGTATATTTTTCCAATTGGAGATAAACGGGAAGCTGTTACTCCACCATCATCAAATACGTTAACGATCCTGTTGTATGTATAAGGTACATCAAAGAATTCGCTGTTCCACCCCGAGATTATTGTTGGATCTATTTCATTCCATTTATCTAGGAACGCGAGCAGCAAGATTTTTTCTGAAACACAAGAGATAATAAATGTATTATCTTTTTGAGAACTTTCAAGTAATTGATTTTCATCTAATATATAGCAATAATATTGTTTTGTGTTTACATCATATAAAGCAATTGATGTTATTTTAGTAGGAGCATTAGCTACTGTTTGAGGTGTTAATGCACCTGCAATCTCGCACTCAATATCAAAAAATACTGTATTGTGGTATGATGGTGTATCGTCTGATTCTGAGTATAAATCAACTAATACTCGAGTATCTTTATCAACATCTTTTTCTAAACAATCATCTGAATATGTTTTAGTTGGTGATACTTTATCACCAAACAATGTTAAATATTGACCTTGTGGATCTGGTTTGTAAAATGTTGGTTGGTATTTAAATTCTTTTTTCCAACCAAATATATCATCACGTAGATAATATAGTTTAGTTTTTCTATCGTAATAAATTGCTTGATACATATAACTTTTTTATTGTAAATATAATTAAGAAACTTTATACAGTTACAATAATAATTTAACTTGATGTAATGCAGATGCAATTACCTGGTGCATATCATAATATTTGTAATCAGCTAATCGTCCTCCAAATATATGTTTTTCCTCTTGTAGCATTAATTTTTTATATAGATCATATTTTTTATTATTTTTTTCATCATTTATAGGATAATAAGGCTCACCTGTAGTTGATGGATATTCACGAGTAATAATAGTATGATCTTGTTTTCCAAATTCAAAGTGTTTATGCTCAACAATTCGAGTATATGGAATTTCTTCTTCATTATAATTTATAAGAGCATTCCCCTGATAATCAGGAATGTCAAGATATTCGCTTTCAAATCGTAATGAACGATAATCTAAATTTCCATAAGCATATCCATAAAACTTATCTATAGGTCCTGTGTATATTACTTTATGTGCTAAATTATCTAAATTTTCTTTATCTTCTAAATAATCTATATTTAGTTTTACTTCAATACCTTTTAATAATTTTTCAAATATTTGAGTGTAACCACCAATAGGAATACCTTGATACTTATCATTAAAATAGTTATCATCATAAGTTAATCTAATAGGTAATCGTTTAATGATTGAAGATGGTAGTTCTTTAGGACTTCTTCCCCATTGTTTAGTAGTATATCCTTTAATAAAACGTTCGTATATTTTTTCTCCTACTTGAGATAAAATCCATTCTTCTAAATTTTTAGGTTTATCATTTGGTATCCTTTCTAAATCTAATATTAACTCAGCTTGTTGAGGGGTAGTTACTCCATACACTTGATGCAAAGTCATTAAATTAATAGGAAACGAGTATATATTACTTTTATATTTAACTTTAGGCCGTAAAGTAAAATGATTAAATTCAGCAAATTGGTTTATATAATCCCATACTTGTTTATTACTAGTATGAAATATATGAGGACCATAAACATGAATGTTAATTCCACCTACATCAGCAGTATAACAATTTCCACCTATGTGGTCTCGTTTATCAATCACTAATACTTTTTTACCTGCATTAGTTAATTCTCTAGCACATATAGAACCGAATAATCCAGCTCCAATAATTAAATAATCGTACATAATCTATTTAAAATAAATTAAGAAAACATTTGAGATTGAATCCATTTATACGTTTTTTCCAAACCAATATAAAGCGGTTGTGTAGGTTCCCAGCCTAATTTTTCTTTAATTAGTGTATTATCTGATGTTCTACCTCTAACACCTTGTGGGCCAGGAATATTTTTAATTCCTGCTCGTTTACCTGCTAGTTTAATTACCATTCTAGTTAAACTATTCATTGAAATTATATAATCGGAACCAATATTAATAGGTTCAATATAATTTGATTTCATTAAGCGGCGAACACCTTCAATTGCTTCATCAATATATAAAAATGAACGTGTTTGTAGACCATCACCCCACACTTCAATTTCTTCATCCATTAATGAATCAGCTACTTTGCGGCATATTGCTGCTGGTGCTTTTTCTTTTCCCCCATAAAATGTACCTTCAGGTCCAAATACATTATGAAAACGAGCAACACGAATATCTAATCCATAATTACGATTGTATGTTGCATATAATCGCTCTGAAAATAATTTTTCCCACCCATATTCTGAATCGGGATAAGCAGGATATACTGAATTTTCTGTGCAAATTGGGTTTTCAGGATCTAATTGATTGTGCTCATTATAAACACAAGCAGATGAAGCATAAAATATTTTTTTAATTGATTTTTTATGAGCTTCACGTACTACATTTAAATTAATTAACATAGAATTATGCACTACCTCCGCATCATTATCACCAGTATTAATATAACCAGCACCTCCCATATCTGCAGCTAGCTGATACACTTCATCAAATGAGTTCTCGTTATCCTGTTCTGATAATTGATGTGGGGCGTATAATACTTTAGATACTAATGATGGATTTCTTAAATCTCCAATAATAAATTCATCAGCTTCTGATGAGGAAAATTCAGGTAATTTCAAATCAACTCCCCTTACCCAATATCCTTCAGATTTTAATCTTTTAACTAAATGGCTCCCTATAAAACCTCCTGCTCCTAATACTAGTGCTTTTTTATTCATAATTTGATATTATTTTATTATATGCGTTTTTATAAGATTCGTATAAATTAGGATCTCCGTTTCCTGTGTTGTGAATTACAAATGGTTTTGAGTTAGTTGAAGGATTAGATATATTTTCTTCGATATCAATATTTTTTAAAACATCCCAATCTTTACTAGTTACCCAAAATACATCACAATTAGTATCTAATTGTACTTTTTTATTATCTTCAAAATTATTATAAACCCATACCCCAAGTAATCCTTGATCTATATCAGTTGGGTAAAGTTTATAAATTTCAAACAATTCATCAACCATTATTTTTAAATCACCAGCATATCCCATAAAAGTTCCAGCATTAACATATTTGTAGTCTGAATTTATAGTATCAAATTTATGTTGAAATTTTCCCCACTGGTATGTAAATAATTTCTCTGATGATATTAATATTTTTGTATTTTTTTGATGAAATTGAGATAAAGTATATTCTACAGTATTGTTAAATAAAGTATCGTATCCATCCATTACTAATATAACTTCTTCAGGGTTAATATCTTTAAGATAATCTTGTAGTATATATAATCTGTTGGTAAAATTTGTAAAAGTATGTCCTATTCCAATTAATTCAACATCTACACCAAAATATTTAGCTGTATTTAATAAATATTCTGCTTTAGTTTCAGCAGTTTTTAAATCTGATTCTATTCCCCAAACTAATATTTTCATTTTAATTTTTAAAAAGTTTATGGATCATTTTAAATCCTTCTACATATTCTGCATTAAATCTATATGAAGAACGTTCATTTTGTTTTTGAATTCCATTTTTTATTGATTCTGGAGTTTTGTAATAAAATGGATGTATAAGAAAAGGTTGATTTTCCATATCTAAATCTAATCCTAATTCTTTAAATAATTTACCTATACAAATATCTTCAAAAACTTCAGTAGAACCTTTACTTATATTATCACAGGTGAGTTCAAGATATCTATCCCCATGTGATACTACTTGCTCAACTAAATCTCTTGAAATATAATTATATGCACTAATAACAAACCATATATCTTTCATCCCCGCAATAGCTCCAGTATATAATTTTTTACAAGGAAGCATTTTACTTTCTTCTATTATTTTATTAACATCTAAATAAGAAGTACAGTTAGTTCTAAACAATACATCAAAATCAAAATGTTCTAATAAATACTTAAAAGCATAATATGTTTTTATACCTCTAGGATCTATATCATCTGTATAATCTAATAGATCAGCACAATTTATATAAAGTTGATTTTCATCTTGAATATATTTATAAGGTTCATTATTAAAATCTATATTTAAGTCTAAATCACTTTTAATAGTTTGATATGCTCGACTCCCACAATATTTTATAGTTGGAATTTTTAAATCTATAAATTTACTTAAACAATAATCATTATGTAAGTTTGAAATTTCTTCATATCTTTTATCTAATGTGTATTGACTTAATACTATTAATTTCATTATTTTATTTTTTAGTTATTTCTAAAATAATATCATCTCCTCTTCCTTTAATTTCTCTGAAGTCAAAAAAGCGAAAATCATGTAAATTACTATCTAACAATGAAACTAATTGTTCTCCAACTAGGGGAGATGGATCCTGACTAAGATAAAATATATCTTCTATTATTAATTTCCCTCCAAATTTTAATTTAGGTAACCATTTTTTAATACATAATTCATGAGATTCAAAAGTATGAGGCCCATCATCTATAATATAATCAAAATAATTATTTTCAAATTTATTTGTAACATCATTACAATAAGCATCTCCCCAAATCATTTCAGCTCCTGGAATATGTTTAAATTTTGATCTTCTTAGATTACCAAATATACCACTATCGTCATCTATTCCGATTATGTTAGCATTTACAAACCAACTCTTCCATAACTTTAAAGAACTTCCTTCCCAAATTCCAATCTCTAAAAAATTTAAATCTTTAGATCTTTTATCTGAGAATTCTAAATCATAGTAATGTTCTATATATGAATGATTAGTTCCCTTATCACAATCCCAAATATTATTAGATTGTCCGTCTGTGTAAAAATCTTTAAATTTCATTTTTCTTTAATTTTATTAATTCCCATTCATTTAAATCTGTAATTGTTATAGGATTTGGAATAACACCTTTAAATACATCAGGATGAGCTGCGGTATCTTTAAATGATACCCCAGAATATATTTCCCAATCTAATAAACTACGTTCTTTTCCACAACCATATACTCCTAATTCATTACCTGCTACTATTTTATTATATTTTTGAGAACTAATATGGGATTTTTGATCAATAACTTTTTGATCAAATGTATTCCAATGACGTTTTCTATGTGAAAAATTATATTTTAAATGCCAAATTACAAATTTATTCGGATTAAATATATCATATCCGTTAGTATAGCTTCTTAAAGTTAATGTAGGTTCTTCACCAGCAAAGTATAAATCAGAATCATAGGGTACATCTTTAACCCATTTTCCAACAGTAAATAACAAAGCAGCACTTATATGCCTAGCAGGAATTGGTTTTGAAATATCCTCAGCTGGTAAAAATCCATACATAAAATGAATACCACCAGCACTATCTAATTTTTGTTTTTGAATAACACTATCACGGTAAATACCATCTATAAAATCTACAGGTTCCCATTCTAAATGAGGTAAAGCACCTTCTGCTGATAAATCATAATAATATGGGGGACCAACTGATATTACTGCTTTGTCTGTTGGTAACTCATTGTACATATTAATTAATATTTCATCCCAATCTTGGGCAAATAATGTGTGAGAATCTATCTGAAAGTAGTATTCTTCATCATTAAAGAATTTTTGTTGAATAATACTTCTAGCCCAACACACACTTCCTTCTACATCTTCCCAACATACTTTGTAAGATTGTACTTGAGGTATATCATCTAATGCAGTTATATCTTCTTCATCATCATATTGCCAACAAATTCCAATTCTAACATTTTCAGGATGTTTAGCTTTAGATAAACAACTATTAACAGTTTTTATCAGTTCTTTATCTCTATATGAGGCTATACTTACAAAAATCATAGACTGTAGTTATAATATTGAGGGCGCAAATTAGCACGTTTTAAATGTTCATTTTTAAAATCATAGAATTCTTTTCTAGGTCTTCCATGAAATCCAAAAGGTTCTATACCTTCTAAATCTATTTCATGTAGTTCATGAGAAAAATGTTTTGCTACTTCTAAAGGAGCAAACTTACACCCATTACTTTCTAATAAGCTTCTATTATGGATACAATAAAAAGCATCTTCATGCCACGTATCAAAATCCATAGTTCGATTTCTAAAATCTAATTGTATAGGTAAATTAATAAGTTTTTTAGATCTTAAACAAAACCCACCATTTCCTACTCTAGTATTTCCTGTAAATCCCCACTGTGGCTCATCAGGCCAAGGAGCACCTATATAATCATATTCTAAGAATATATCAGTCCATTTGTGAGGATTAATAATAAAACCATCAGCTTGTACTAATAAAACAAAATCGGTATTAATATACTGAGGAAATTTATTTACCATGAAAAAACTATATTCATTTTGGCTTTTTATTTCTTCACATTCTATCCATTCGATTCCAGGCTCGTTTATTTCTTTATGTGTAATGAATTTAGTTTCAGCAAATTTAAAATATTGAGATGAATAATTTAAAGCTCTTACGTGGTCATCTATATGAACACTACTTACTGTGCATAAAGTAACATTATCAAGTTTTATCATTTATATACGTCTAAATTTCCAATTAAAATATTCTTCTAACTGCTCAAGATTTCGTTCAAATTCTGAATTAAATAACATATTATTTACAGATTCTATAGAATTATCATTTATCAAATATGAATTATTATGTTCTCGGTATGGTTTTTCATCTTCAGCTAAACGGAACTCATAATTATGCCATACTGTAGCTTCAGAAGGAACAAATAAATTCCACCCTTTTAAATAACTTAAAAAAGTTAAAAAATCTTCTTCTCCATTAAATATAATTTCATCAGGCATTGTTACTTCATCTACCCATTGTTTTTGAGTAAATAAAAACCCAGCACCTGCCCATCTTGTTTCTTTTACTTCATAGTCTTGAAGGGAAGGTAAATTTTCAGCTCTTACTCTATTATCTTTAAGATTATAATCATCTAAAAATTGTCTGATGCGAAGTGGAGTATTATATGGTAAATCTAAATACTTTTTTTCTGGATCGGGCATATCAAAGTGATTAGGATATGTAGTAATTACAACTTTTGGTTGTTCAATACTATTATATTGATTAATTAAAATAGCATCCCAATTCTTTTTTACCCTTGAATGAGAATCAATTTGAAGGAAATATTCTTCACCTTGATATAATTCTTCTCGAATTTTATTCCTTGCCCATACTACCCCCTTAGCATTTTCTTTTAATGTAAATTTAATTTTTAAATTTGGATAATTTAATTTTAATAATTCATCATATACTTCTTGAGTATCTTGTAGATGTAACCCAACAACTATTCGGGTTTCATCACATGCTTCAGAATATATACTTTTTAAAGTATCTGTAATTCTGCTATCACAATAGCTAGCAACAGATACAAATACTCTACCTTTATACCAATTCCAAGAATCTTTATATTCACGAGCCCAATTAGCAATATAACTGTTGTCCATTGTAAATACTTCTTGTAATCCTGGGTTGTATTTTTCGGTGTTTATATAATAATTTTTATCTTCAATATCACCCATATATCCTCTTAAACGATAAATGTATGATGATAAAGTAGATAGTTTATTACCTATAAATTTAATTGACCGAGTACAGATTAATTGTTCAATTATTGGAATATAATTTACATCAAATTTATCATATATTTTAATTTTAGAACGAATATCATCATAAAAGAATAAACTATAATGTTTAGATAAAGGATCAAAAAACGATGGGTCATTTTGGTCAGTTGCAATGTATAGTTTAGAACCAAAAGGAATAATATCTTTAATATTATCTAAAATTTGTTCACACGTAATGAATAAGTCTTTATATTGAAAATCATTTCGTCTGATATGAATTGAATAATATGATTTATCTTCTAAATAGTTAATAAACTGCCATGCTATATCAAATATTTCTGGTTTGTATTTTACATATTTAGCAATTAGTTTTTTAATTTCATCATCTAAGCAAGTATAAATTGCTTGATAACTACTACCTAATAAATTACTATCTAAAAATATACATTCTTCATTAGTAAAATAATCTTCATCATTAATATAATTTCTACCTTTTAAAAACTTTGAGGGTGGAGGTATACGTTCAAAATTTATTACATTAGCTACAGCATCATAGTTTAATACTTTACTAATAGTTTTAATTTCATCCCAATTATTAGGTATGTTTTTTAAAGAACAAAATTCATCAAATGAAATTGATTTAATTCCTAGATTAGATGTATCAAAGAAGGTATCCATACTAGATTCACCTTTAAGTAAATACATACTATATTTAGGAGTTAATACTAAAGTTCTATTTGTTAGATATGCTAAACATACTGCTAACTCCATAGACATTCTAATATTATTAAAACCACCAGGCCAAGGTTTAAATATTAAATACCCTTTAGAACCATCATAAAATTTAAATATAGAATCAAAATTATATTTTAAATAATATAAATAGTCTGTACGTTGTTGATCTACATCTGTAAGTAGTAGATTATCTAGTTTATTTTTAGTTGTATTTAATAATATTTTTTGGTCTGGGGTGAATGTATAATCTTGTTTAAAGAATATTCTATCATTATTTTCATTTAATATTTCATTAGGATAATGAATTAAATTACCAATAGTATCTCTATCATTAAATCTATTCCACTCAGTGCAAGTACCCCAATCTTCAATTAATTTGATATTAATGTTATTTTCCTTCAAAGCATAATCCAGCCCCCACATTTCAGATTCCCATTTTCCAGTTTGCTTTCTTATTTGTTCGCAGAATTTAGTATAATCTTTGCTTATTTTCTTTAATGTAGAAAATTTTAAAGCAAAAGGATACATTATACCTTCAGAACTACTATATTTTTTCCAATCAGGTAAATCTTGAAAATGAATAAATTTTTGACCTATTACTTGATTATCTGCAATATCAACATCTATTGGTGTCTTAAACACCATGTCTGGGTCTAAAAATAATAATTTATCTTTATCTTTGAAGTAATTATTATCACATAACCATTCAACTGCTTTATACTTGTTAGGAATACCTCCCCACCAATCATCGTTTTCAGTTTTCCATTTCCAAGCCCAATCAGGTTGATTAATAATAGTTACATCTGATGGAAAATCAAAATCTGGATTTTCTCCAGCATGTAATTCATCAGATGATACTAATAATACTAATTTACCTTTTTGTTTTGATTTTTTGATTGACCAATATAACAATTTTAACTGCCAAGCTTGATAGTCGCATTTGCTAGTACTTACAACTATATAATCCATTTATTGCCCTGTATAAGTATAATCTGATAATTTATAATGTATAAACATATTTCTATAGAACTCACCATCAAATGGTTCTATTCTACCATGTTTACAAATTGCTGATTCATATAAAATCAAATCCCCAGGTTCAGCATATATTTTATGCCATTCACCATCATGATCTTGAAAATCTAATGCCCAATCTTTATCTACTTGTTTATCAACTACAATAATAGAAGAAACATGATGTGTTTGGGGTCTATCTGTATGATTTTCTAGTATAGCTCCTCTCATATAAGATCTAATACCATAAATACAAAAAGGTTCTATTGAACGTCCTTGGGCGAATTCTTGATGAAGTGGTTTTAATTCTTCTAAAATAATTTCTTTAATTCTAAAACAATGATCCATGTTAAAAATTTCAACAGGTGCTTTTCCATCATTATCATGAATAAAATCAGTAATTCCATTCCAACTTTCTACTGTTTTAACTGATTGTAATAAATTGTATGCTTCTTTTACTAATCTCCATGTATTTTCTGGGACTTTTACTACTTTAAACCCTAAAGGACTTAATTTTGGTAATTCACTTGGAGAATTAAAATTACGTTTTTTATTTTTATTATGATATTCTGTTGCTAATCTTTCGTCTTCGATGGAATTATACATATTTTCTCTAAACCATTTAGTAATAATCATTTTCTTTCCTTTCACGACAGCTAAACCCGAATGATGACCGGCTGGGTTTTCACTTCCGGTTCCATTTGAATTTTTCCAAACAACAGCGGTTCCTTTTTGAGGTGCTATTCTTTGATTTATACGTGGAAAGTCAGTTTCACCTCCTTCTTCTACATCATTTAAATAAATCATAAAAGTCCATGTTCGTTGCCCACTAGCTAAACAATGATTAGTATAACCATCCCCATCAAAATAATCATTATGGTAATTAAAATATTGACCTTCCTGATAAATTTGACCTTGAGTAGGTTCTGAATACTCACTTGCAATTCCTAATTCCTCATACATTTTATTATTAATAGATTGGAATTTAGGATCATTATCAGGAATTACTGATGTGTTACTTGTGCGTCCATTATCATATGTTGATTTTTTTAATCCAGATCCAGCTACAGTAGAACGAGTATTATTAATTTCAATATGATTACATAAATAATCACATTCATCATCATTTAAAAAATTAGGAATAGTAAATATTTCTAGTCCCTGATTATTTTCGATGTAATTTCTAATGTTTTGCATTTTTTAATTCTTCTTCGGTAAAAAATTGTCTTAAATTAGGGGCAAAATATGATAATGATTTTTGTACTTTACGGTCTTCTGAGCGGTAAACTACAAATTTATTACCACGTTTTTCAAAATGACAGGGGCGTTGCGATGCAGCAGTTCTAAACTTAGCAGTTGCATCAGCTTCTTCCTCGGTAGCACATGATTTAGATAAATTAGATTGTTGTACTTCGTTGTATGCAGCTAAAAATTTATCTTTTAAACCAAATGCCATAATACCTGCTGATAATACGTACATAATATCACAGAAAGCATCTAATACTTCAACAATATCTCCTTCATCAGCCGCATGTTTATATTCATCTAATTCTTCCTGAATAAAGTTATAAATAAAATCACGTTCCATTTTTTCAGGAATTGTAGGTATTTTATTATTCAATTTACCAAATAATTGGTTAAATTCCTCTACTTCGGATACGAAGTATAATCGATCTTTATCAACTTCTTGTTTGATAATTTGCTCTTTCCAATTTTCTAATTCTTGTTCCATAACTTATTAAATATATGCTTGTAGGTTAAATTTTAACATTTCTAATACTTCTTGTTTAGCTGTTTTAGCGTGATCAGCAAATACACCTGATACTTCTGATGTCATCATACTAGCACCCATATGCTTAACTCCACGGCATGATACACAATTGTGTGTTGCATGCAACATTACCATAATACCTTCATTACCTTCAATTAATTTATCCATAGCATTATGAATAGCCATAGTTAATTGTTCTTGAATAGCACCTCTACGTGAGAAATGTTCAACTACACGATTTAATTTAGATAAACCGATTACTTTAGTTTGAGGACCAGGTACATATGCAATATGACATTTACCTAAAATTGTTTGATGGTGGTGAGAACACATTGATACTACTGGGATATCACGTTCTAATACAATACCTGTATAACCATCTGATGGGAATGCTGTAACATCACCTAATACTTCATAACGACCTCTCCATAAATCATTAACGTATGCTTTAGCAACACGTTTTGGAGTGTTTGATGAATTTGGATCGTTTTTCCAATCAACACCTAATGCGTCTAAGAAATTACCATATGCAACAGTTGCATTATCAATAATGGTTTGTTTTTCTTCTACGGTTAGAGAGCGCTCTTTACCTTCGGTTTCAATGATTTGTTGTAAATGGAGTGAGATACCATTTGCATTACCTGAATTGGTAATTTCTAAATTGCTAATTTCGCACATAACTTATTGTTTAAATTTATAACTTGAATTTAATTAGGAAAGACTTGATTGACAAGTCCTTCCATTATTTAATATTTTATTCGGTATTATACTATACCCCAAGCACCTCGTTTTTGAAGATTTTGTTGTAATTTATTTTTTACTTCTTCTTTACTCATTTCTGGTTTTACACTCCCATCACTGTTTAATGAAAAAATAGGTTTAAACTCATTAAATTCTTCATCAGAAAGCATTGGATTTGCATATAATGTAATATCTCCATTACTGCTTACTTCAGCACATCCATTCTCCTCAGTCATGCTATATATGCCTGGTTTCAAATCAGATAAAGAATCATAATCGATTCCATCTTCATTATCCTCAGAAAATTCTTTTTCATAAGTAAATGAATTAAAACTATCTTTATCGAATCCATCATACCATTTATTAAATTCATTTTCATCAAATTTATCTAAATTAAATCCACTGATTTTATCTGATGCAGGATCGTAATAACCACCTCCACCAGAACCAACACCTCCTAATATTCCATCACTAAAATCCAAACCAGCAGCTTCAAGTTTTGATGTTATATCTTCTATTTCGTTTAATTGCTTAAATTCGTTTTCATTAATTACACCTGCTAAAAATTGAAAACGTGCTTCTGTTAAATTATTTTTCATTTTATTTTTATTTTATACCTGCAATTTTATTCCAACGATATTCAATTTCATTCATTGGTTCTATTTTATCGTCTACTGCATTCATTCCTGAAGTGTCTGTTTTAGTGTTTCCAGCTACGATTTCATCGTATTGATCCATAGTTAAAACTTGACCATCTTGACATAATTCAATAATTTTATCTGTTGCTTGATGTAATGCTTCGTCATTAGTTGCGTCTTCACGAGCAAATTCGAGTAAACGAATAAACATAGGCACATCAAATGCTACTACGTCTTCTGGGTTTTGTTGATTTTGGTCTTCCATATTATTATTTGTTATAAATATCTAAAAACATATCACTCTCAAACCATCCTGTTAAGATATATTTAGTTGTTGTATTGCTTATTTGGCCTTTATGAGTAAATATCCATTCAGCTGGCCAAATTAATAATTTACCTTGTTCTGCTTTTTCTAAATGGTTTTGGTATTTAAATTCAGTACCCCCATCATTAACATCATTTAGATAAATCATCCAAACTAATATTCTTTGAAGTCCATTATTGTTTTCAAAATGCCATCTAGCAAACCCCTCTCCTGGATTGTATTTTTGCATGTTGAATTTTCTTGTTTCAATAGGAGGTAACCCATTTAATTCAGGGTATAAATCATAATACTCATTTAATTTTTTATTTAAAATTTGATTTAATTCTTCCATTAAAGGAAACCATAATTCCTTTTCATTAATGTACCACTCTGATTGAATTGTATTTTGAAAGTATATATCTGTAGATTTTTTATGGATAGTTCCATCATCTAGTCTAGAGTCACAATCTTTTTTAAGTTGAGACTGTTCAAATGAATTAATAAATTGCTCACAAAGTTCTTTGGAGAAAGCATTAGGTTGAGAATAAAGACAAGGAACCATTTTATAAATTGAGTTTTGAACCCAATGTAAAAAAGAAAGTTGGAGGAGTCAAATCAGATGATAGATTTGATTTAATATTAAAGTTTACTCTAAAACGTTTAGTTAATGGTATATCAAATGAATTACCTAACATAACATTAAAATTTTTATTTATTTTCATTATTGGGTCACTCGTAATATAAGATGTTGGAGAATAAAGTAAAAACACTTCAGGTGTAAATTTTACTTTAGTTTTTGTTTCTAATGGTCTCATATAAAACCCAGTTAATGAAGGCCCATACATTTGATCTCCTGAACCTAAAAATCCAGCAATTAATGATACGTTATAACCAGTAACACCTTTTTTACCTAATAATTTAATGTAAGTATAACCCCCAAATGTTAAATGATCTGTAAATGTAGTTGCATATGTTAATGAATAGTTTCGAACATGACTAACAGCACCATTTGTAGTATACATTTTAGTATATTTACCTGTTAATGCTAATTGTTTAAAATTTAAATGTATCATCGAAGTAGCACCCCAGGATTCATTACCCATTAATGAAGATTTTGATGCTGATATGCCTAATACTGGGGTAAATGTATTATCTGCATTTTGCATTGCTGCTAAATCTCCTTGAACTACTAGTGGGTTTGTTGTATTTACTGTTTTAGCTTTCTTTTCGTCTTTTTTACTATCGGATTTCTTTTCGTCTTTTTTTCCTTCCCCTTTAGCATCATCTTTCTTTTCTTCTTTACTTTCAGATTTAGACTCTGATTTGCTTTCTTCTTTTGATTCGGATTTAGATTCGCTTTTACTTTCAGATTTAGCTTCGGATTTTGCTTCAGATTTAGCCTCTGCTTTAGCTTCAGCTTTAGCCCCACCTGAAGATCCACCGCCTCCCCCACCAGCATTTCCACCTCCACCACTTGGGGCGCTTCCACCACTTGGTGCTGAACTACCCGCTGATGATGCGCTTGAACTCGCTGTAGATGATGCACTTGATGATGCACTACTTGATGCTGTATTTGAAGCTGTACTTGATGCTGTACTAGCAGCGGCACCAGCAGCAGTATTAGCAGCAGTACCTGAAGCTGTAGATGCAGCTGTTGAAGCCGCAGTACTAGCTGCAGTTGAAGCCGCAGTAGATGCTGCGGTACTAGCAGCTGTTGATGCTGCCGTCTGTGCTGCTGTTTGAGCTGCGGTTTGAGCAGCAGTTTGTGCCGCAACTTGGGCTGCTGCTTGAGCTACTACTGCTGAAATTGTGTTAGATATTGTTTGGGTTTGGGTTTGCTGAACTACTTCTTGAGCTTTACAAACATAAGCTTTCATTTGCTCATTTACCCATAATTGTACCTCACCTTTGGCGGCTTCAGCATATGAAAATGAACGAGCAGAACTACGATATACAATCAACACAGAACCCCCGATCGGAACATCATAGAATACCATTTGTTTCGAACAGGGGTCAAAATATGCGTTGGTAAGTACTTGTGCCTTACTTAAAAATGAAACAGTTAAAAGTAAGAATACAAATACATACTTCACTTATTAAGCAACTAATGCTTTGCTAAATCCGTCAGGACAAGTTCTAGTACATACTAAAGTTGCAACAACTGGTGCTACTGCAGCTCCGATTGCGATACCAACTCCTGCTGGAGTAGCCCACAATGCAGCTGAATCTAAGCTATAGTAAATACAATTTGAAATTACATTTTTTAATAATTGAGCATCAACACTTCCACCAACACCAGGTATTGCTAAAAATCCAGTTGCTACTATTTCTCCCATTGCAGTTGATACTGCCATTTTAGCCGCCATATCCGCAATGTATAAAACTGGGGTTGCCATAAATGACAATGTAGTTGAAGTTGCAGCTCCTGCTGGTTGGGCTGGAGTAAATGCAGCAACACATCCCATTGAGATAGCAGCTGTTAATCCTAATCTACATGCATTTTCATCTAACCAAGCATAAGCAGCCCAAGCATAATCATCAACTACATCAATACCTTCCATTACTCGTTTTTCAACTTCTGCTGATAATATTTTAAATTCATCTGAAGTTACATCTAATCCAGCATTTGCTAATTCTGTTGTAGTACTAGCTACTGTTGCTGCGATGCTAATTGTTCTAGCTTCAACATCATTTTCTAAATGTTTAGCGTAGTTATAAGTATCTGTTGCTATTTTTGCGGCCTCTGCTGCTGCTTCTTCTGCTTTTCTAGCAGCTTCTTCAGCTAATCTTTGGGTTTCACGTGCTGCGGCTTCAGCTATACGTTGAGCTTCAGCTGCTTGTTCTGCAGCAATTCGTGCTGCTTCTTCAGCTGCTCTTTGAGTTGCTTCAGCTGCTTCTCTAGCTAATCTTTCAGTTTCTCTTGCTGCTGCTTCAGCGGCATCTTTAGTTGCGTCGTATGCGTCTTCAAAAGGTTTTGTGATTTTATCCCACCAAGCCATATTTTTTTAAGTTTAAATTGTTTATTAAGCTAATAATTTATAATACTCTTTAAAATGCTTGATACGATCAGCTAAACCAATTGTACCACCATTAACACGTTTTGTAATTTGAGTTACAACTGCATCGGAAGCGCCACTATCAGCCATCTTGTGTAATCCATTTTTAGTGAAAAACCAAGCAGCTGAGAGTAAGGCATATTTCGATGAAACCACATCTGGGTTAGACAAAATGTCTTCTCCAATGGCCTTACCGAATGCAGTGTAATTCTCTTTACCAGTTAACTGTATGTAACCTCTTCCGCGAAATTTATATCCTTCACCTGATGCTTCATTACCATTACCCATTCTACTTCCATAGACACGAGCAGCAATTTTAGCAGGTTTGCGTTCGTATTGAGCAGCTAATGCAGCTGTTGGAAAATATTTTTTAAATATTCCCATTAGTCCTTTAGCTGAATAATTTAAATTTTCTTGAGTTGCACGGAAACCACCTGATTCGTGTCCGCATTGTGCTAAAAAGTGGGATAAACGTAATGGTGTATTAATACCAAATTTAGCTGCTGTGTCAGGAATCATTGCGATTACTGCATCTGGGATATGTCCTTTTAAATTAGATAATTTTAAATTACCTGAATTAGCAATTGGAGCGGCTGCTGGTTTAACTGCTGGAGTTGAAGTACCAAACATTTTTGACCATGTTCCATCTCCAACAATACCATCAGCTTTTAATCCATTAGCTGATTGCCAAGCTTTAACAGCGGCGTCTGTTTTAGGTCCA